GAGATACCTTTTAAGAAGTAAATGCAAAAGGAAAGTTCCCTCTTAATTGTCAGACAATTCTATCGGTACTCCTTCGGGACTCCGTCCCTCAGTCGTTCACTCGCTCGCCTATCGGCTCGCTCGAATGGCTCGTGTGTCCACTCGCTATTGATGCATTTGTTCTACACCACCTATAACAATAATTTGTTAACATTCTATTCATAATTTATTTACAAACACATGCTACAATAAAAGAAAAAACAAAAAGAGAGGTTAGTTAAATGAAACGTCCTAGCGATGGAGCGCATAACTCAAAATTGACACCAATAGAAAATCTTGTAAATTCAATCATTATACAAGCGGTTGAAGATATCAAAACAACGACATGGAATGATTCACCGAGAGCGCAATTCGGATGTAGAACTTTTGAAGGGTTGGAAGCGGTAGACTTTTTGTTAATGGTATTTAAACAGCACGGTTATAGTGATAATCAGATCGCAATTATGTTTAGAAATATAGTACCAAATAACTATAAATATGACTTAATCAAGAAAAGATTAGAAAAGAGAGGTATCGAGTTATGAAACAAACAGAAATCCAGGCAAAATATTTCACACGTTGGCACTACGATTCTATCGAGTCCACTTCCAGTAAAGCGGAGTATATCGCCCGTGTTGGCAAACTTGCCAACGTTGCAAACAAGCGCGCCAAAACACTAACAACAGCAATATCAAAAGGCAGAATCACAGAGGATAGAACAGCCCTTTTCAGATACCATGATGCTGTTGACTACTTTAACAAACACGTTGCGTATAACGCTTCTTATGTGTCAACTGGTAAAGCAGTGTACAAAGATTTTTCAATCCGTGAATTAAGAGCACTTGAAAACAAGTTGTTGCACTATCTCGAAGCGAAAGCATCTACCGCAAGAGGCAGTATTGAAGTAGAAAACAAGCGTGTTGCAACATTTGAGGAACGTTACGGGGTTGATATATCTAAACTCAACAAAAGTATTCGTGACAAGCTATTTAATACTTTGCATTATTTGGCAGATAAAAAATATGCAAAGCTTTCAAGTGATCAAATTGTTACACTGTTAACAGAGGCAATAAATACAAATGACAGAGAGGGCTTGCAAGAACTTTTTAAAGCATCGCAGGAATTATATCCAAATTTAAAAGAACAGGCAGAGTTTAGAGTTGCGATTATACAAAATAGTTCTCTATCATGGAAAGATAAAGCGATAGAATTTAAAGCGGCAAACAAACTATACAAGAGCAATCGAGCGAAGCCAAAACCAAAAGCTATAAAACAGGAGTTATAATCATGATAGTTCAATGTTTAAATAGATCAAATCAATATGATGATATAGAAGTGAAGTCAGTGACGGACTATGTGCCGTCACATGGCTTTTCTCTGCACAAGCCTTTAGGCAAAAAGAAAGATAGTCCATATTATATTGATCAATTCGCGACATTTGACATTGAAACAACTTCACGGACTCGAATTGAGAAAGATGATCAAGGCGAAGAAGTCACAAAGCCTATTGATGCTTTTATGTATGTTTGGTCAGCTTGCATTGATGGAGAAGAAGTAGAGGGCAGATATTGGACTGATTTTATAAAATTACTTGATAAAATACAAGCTTACTATAAAACTAATGAGTCACGATATTTTGTGATTTACGTTCACAATCTGCCGTTTGAATTTTCCTTTATGATTGGATATTTAAACGATTATAGCGAAGTATTCGCAACTGGTAAACGTAAACCGCTTGTGTGGCGATTAAAGAAATATGGTATTGAACTGAGGTGCAGTTATAAGCTCACAAACATGTCGCTTGATAACTTCACAAAAAAAATGGTGGGATGTACGCACATAAAAGCAAAAGGCGATCTGGATTATTCACTTATAAGACATAATGAAACATATATTAATCCTATTGAGTGGGGGTATATCATCAATGACACGTTAGGTTTGTGGGAAGCAATCACCTACATGCTTACAAAAGATAAAGATACAATTGCAACTGTGCCTCTAACAAGTACCTCTTATGTTAGACGTGACATGAAAAGAGCTATAAGAAAAGGCACTACCACTAGAATGCTAAAGAAAAAGTTAGCTTTAACAGACAAAACATATAAACTTTTAAAAGAGGCTTTCCGTGGTGGTGATACTCATGCAAACATGGTAAAGTGCGCGAAAATATATCATGACGTTTATAGCTTTGATGCTTCGAGTATGTATCCGGCTATGCTTCTTTTAATGCAGTTTCCAGTGACGGCATTTGAAAAAATGCCCGTTACACCAAAGTGTTTGAAATATATAAAAAGTAAAAACCTTGCATGGATAGCACAAATAAAGCTTACAAACGTAAGACTTAAAGAAGATCAATACAATCCGTACTTATCAATAAGTAAATGCCGTAACTTGCAAGGGGTTGATCCTGATAATGGTAGGGTATGGAAAGCAACAGAGCTTGAAACAACTGTAACAGATATCGATTTTTCTATAATTGAAGAATGTTACGATTTTGACAGTATTGAAATTATAGAGGATACTCTATATACCGCTCACTATGGGTATATCCCAGATGATGTAAGAAGTGTAATCATGGAGTACTTCACAGCAAAAACAAAACTTAAAATTGCTGTAAAGAACACCGCCCCAAACAGCAAAGAGAGGGAAGAAGCAGAGTACGACTTGATGAAAGCAAAAAATAAGCTTAATGGCATTTATGGCATGGCGGCAACAGATCCGATACACCCTATTATGTTGTATTTGGAAAACGAATGGCAAGAATTTTCATATGCAATGTATGAAAACGACAGTGCATATAAGGAAAAAGTTGATGCAAGCGGCTTCAAAATACCAGATGAAAAAAGCATTTCAGAGCAAAGCGAAAAAAGCGTACTACCATATGTGTGGGGTGTATACACAACCGCCCACGCAAGAAAGCATCTGAGAAGAATACTAGCGTGTGCGGAAAGTAATTATATTTATTGTGATACAGACAGTTGTAAGGCAACATCATTCAATTTTGAAAAATTGACAGAATTAAATAATTGGATATATGAGCTGTGCGAAAAAACTAATACTTTTGTTGACATTGACGGCAAAAAATATTATATTGGCTATTTTGACTGTGAAAGCGATGTGAAATCTGAAAATAGGTATGAACCGGAATATAAAGATTTTAAAACGCTTGGTGCAAAGAAGTATTGTTTTAATGCATACAAAGAAACAAAAGATAAAACGTATTTTGGCTGTACAGTATCAGGAGTTAAAAAGTCAAGAGGTGTAGAAGCGATTAAAAACCTTGATAACTTTAAAGATGGGTTCAAAATAAAAAATAGCGGTGGTTTTCAAATACACTACAATGATAGTAATACAATCACAAAAGTAAAAGTTGTAGACTATCAAGGCAAAGAGTGCGAAACTGAATATACTGGCTATAGCTGTATGATACCGCGTGATTATGAAATAGGCTTATCAGATGACCAAATAAGAAATTATAGCATCATTGATGAGATAGTGGAATAAAACAATGTTTTATTTGCAAAACTTTTAAAGATTTGCTATTATATACTTGTAAGGGATAAGAACCTTAAATAAAAGCAAAGAGGAAAACGAAAATGAGAATTGAAAGACAATCAAGAGAATTCGACAAGAAAGAGATGTTTAAGATGGCAAATGACAATCATTTGTTAATGAAGAATTTACCAGATGACAGCATCGTAAATGTTACAGATTATGTGCGTTATACTACAGATGACGCTAAGGAAGTGGCAGTTTTTTATCATACCAACATTGAGACAGGTGAAGTTCTTACAATTGCAACATCAAGCCCAACAGTGATTAAGACAGCGGAAAGTGCATTTGATTTCATGGACAGTTACAATTTGCAGTTTAAATTGACAAGATCACAGAGTAAAGCTGGTAGGACTTATATGAATTTTGAGCTTGTTTAAAGCGGGAAGGGAAGTCAAAAGACTTCCCTCTTTTAAGTAAGAGGTGATAACATGAGTTTATATAAAGAAAACGGATATTTGAATTATAAATATATTTGTGACGTTGGGCAACATTATATAGATATCATAGGTGGTAGAGGTATCGGAAAATCTCACCTAATATGTGATATATGGAATGATGGAAATTATCCTATTTTGTATGTGCGTAGAACAAACGTTGCACTTGAGAACAGCTTTTCTACAATAGGCGATTTTGTAAAACCGGACTGGTTTGGAAAAAATATTAGACTGAAATACAATGACAAAAAAGGCTATGGAAAAGCCTACTTGACAGATGAGGACTTGCAAAACGATAAACCTTTTATAGTAGGTGTTTCGCTGTCTACTTTTCAAAACAAAACTGGTATAGATTTTACAAGGTTTTATGATGTAATTTTTGATGAATTCATTCCTCAAAAAGGCGACAGACCTATAAAAAATGAATTCCAGGCATACAAAAATATTATGGAAGTTTTGTTCAGAAACCGTCCTGACTCGGAAACGGAAAAAATAAGAACTTGGTTTTTTGGTAACTCTAACGCGATTATGTCTAATATTTTAATTGGATATAGACTTATCCCCGAGTGTTACAAGGCAGTAAAAGAAAGAACAGAGATTACGCAAGTAGACAGGTGTGAGACAACACTTATACTGCCGTTTAACTCTCCCATATCAGAGAAAAAGAGACAAAACGCTTTCTATAGAAATCTTCCAAAAGGCAGAGCGAAAATGGAGCTTGATAACGAATTTATGGATTTGGAAGATGATAGAATACGGCATCAAAATTTAAAGGAATACACGCACGACATGAAAACACCTCTGTTTTCCGTATGGCGGCATAAGTCAGAATTTAAGTTTTATATAACTAAACCTATGCGCGCTTTTTGTGATGACATTTTTGATACTTCGCCTTCTTCGATAGAGAGGTGGCAAACGAGTAGTAAAAAGTATCTTAGACCAATGTTTATAAGCGGTGACATTACATTTTCAGACTATGAAACGCAATGCGACTTTTTAGCATCTTTTGATTGTGTATCATGGCATGATATTTTATAAAGTTGTAATTGACAAACAATAACATAAATGATATATAATAAGTAGGCGGTTGCACTATCCAAACACTAGCCAGTGTGTGCAAGTCGGGGACGACAGACAAACCGCCTACTATTGCTGTATAGTGTAAACGGTTAGCACATGTGACTTTGAATCACAAAATGACAGTTCGAGTCTGTCTACAGCTGTCAACAAATAAAGAAAGAAGGTTAAAATATGAAAATTGATGAGATTTTGAAGCTTGTAAACGCGGGATACAGTAAAGATGAGATCGCAGCTCTTGATACAGCAGAGCAAAAGACAGAGCAAAAGACAGAGCAAAAAAATGATGCAGCTTTTAATTATGACAAGTTTGCAGCAGCACTTGTAAAAGCGCAGCAGCTTGCAAATGGAAAAACTAATTTTGGCGGCTCAAACGACAAGCCAGATATTAGTAAATTTTTCTAAAGGGGGTTAAACAATGGCAAATCTTACATATACACAAATTGCGCCATTACTTACAGAAATGTATAACCAGTATACTGGTAGAACGTCTGCACAAAATTTAACTTTTGGTCAGATGCAAAATACATTTAAAATGGGCTTTGATCGAGAAGACGATACCTTGTATCAAATCATTCCTACTGTACTTGCAAAATCAATTTATTCTATTCGCCCGTATTCGCGTAAACTTTCTGGTATGGTTTGGGATGAACAACGATTTGGCAATTACATTAGAAAGTTTACACCGATTGTAAATGATTCTGAAGTTGACAATGATGAATGGAATATCAATGTTGAGCTTGCAAAAGATGAAGCAAGTCAAGATTGGAAAGCAGGAACTAAACCTGTTAAGTATGATGTACTGCTTACAATTGCAAGTGGCGGTCAGACTTTTGCAAGGAAGTATACCATTTATAAGAATCAAATCAATGCAGCGTTTGATTCTGAGGCAGGAGTTGCAGCGTATTTCTCTATGTTAATGACTGAATTTTCAAACATTTATGAGATTGACTTAGAGAACCGTTCTCGTGCACAACTTGCAAACCTTGCGATTATTCTTGCTGATGCTGGTAAAGCTGCACCAACAAGCGGCAATATGTGCAAAAAAGATCAAGTTTTCCATGCGTTAACAAAGTATAACGCTGAGACAGGTCTAGCAATGACTGCAAAAACGATTATGAATCCGGCTGACTTCCGCCCGTTTATGATTTGGCTTTCCGCTGAGATGAAAACTCTTAAAGAAAACCTTGCTGTTAGAGGTACACGCTTCCATGGAGATTTCACGGGAAAAGTGGTAAACCGTCACACTGACGCCGCTGACTTAAGATTTTATCTTGTTTCAAAATTTGGAAACTACTTTGAGGCAAACGGAAGTGAGTTTTTCCATCCAGAAAAGGCAGAGCTGGGTGATTATGAAAAAGTTACGTTCTGGACTGACCCCAGCAATCCAATGCAAATCAAGGGAAGTGCTGAGGGTGTAAAACCAGATGGAAAGACAAAGTTTACACTTTCAAATCAAACTGTCAACAATGTTTTGGGAATCATGATGGATATTGACGCTTTAGGTGTAGTTCCGATTGATCAATGGAGTGCGTTAGAGCCACTCAATGCAAGATACGGTTTTAGAAATGGGTGGAACCATTATACTTTCAAAACACCTGTTGACTTTACAGAAAATGCAATTTTGATTTTACTTGATTAAACAAAGGGGCTTCAAAGCCCCTTTTCTTGAAGGGGGTACACATGGCATTTGAAGTTAAATTTGGAAAATCAGACAAAAGAATAAATAGTACGAAAATACCAACATTGGCAGAAGGTGTACAATGTGTGCTTAAAAGTGGTACAAGTGTAGAAAAACCAACTTTTATTTTGCAAAACGTTGCTCCTTTTGATTGGAATGTTGCGTACTGTGAAACGTTTGGAAGATATTATTTTATCAATGATGTTACATATGTAGAATCTACTTATGAAATATCATGTACTTGTGATTATTTGGCAAGCTACAAAAGTGAGATTTTAAATAATTCTATGTATGTAACACGATCATCAAATGTTACAAACTTTAATCGTTACTTGATTGACACCATGTTTCCAACCACCTCACAACCTACAATCTCACAATCAACTGCAACCCTACCAACTTCAACAACAGGATCCATTTTGTGTTGCATTATAGGTAATGGCGAAAATTCTTTTTTGTCTTTACATCCGGCAACGTTTAAAGCTGTAACAAAATATTTATATTCGCCTGATTATTTAAACGGTTTAAACACAATATTGGAAACACCATCCGATGTACAGAAAGAAATAGTCAGACCGCAAGATTACTTACAAAGTGCAATATGGATACCGTTTGATGTTACAGACGGAACCCCAACTCAGATTGTATTAGGGTATGTGTCTACAAGTTACAGCGGTAGAGACGTTGGCACGGGGGAAGTGTTTACACATAGCATATCTCTAGCAGTACCGCATCACAGCGAAAGCGATACTCACAAGTATATGTTATATGAACCGTTTACGCAATATATACTAACATTGCCTTTTATTGGAACTATGCGGTTATCCAGTAAAGAACTAGCAAATATTGACGCTCTAACAATAAAATATTCTGTCGATATAAACGGTGCTATTTTTGTTACTGTAAACGCTGGAAGCGTACTTCTTTTCACCGCAACTGGAAATTGTGGCGCTCCTGTAAGTTACTCATCACGCTCTACAAATGTAATAGGAACTGTATCAAGTGCAATAGGTGCAGCGTTTTCTTTTGCAACTCATAATATTTTAGGCGGTATCTCTGCAATTGAATCTGGCATTTCTAGCATCGCACCAACTGTTGAAACGAGTGGCGGAAGTGGTGGCACAATGGTAGGTAGTAACGTTGTCGCACTACGTGCAATTTTTGCAAATCAACCTAACCGTGATTATGAGCATTTTGGTTATCCTGTTTGTAAAAAGATAAGCTTGTCTAACTTATCTGGCTTTTTACAGTGCGAAAGTGCAGATGTAAGTTGCTCTGCAACTGAAAACGGAAAAGCAGTTATCAATGATTTTTTGAATGGGGGTATGTTTATAGAATGAAACCTTTTGTATATAGTGGCTATTATGTGGGCGAAGGTGTATCAAGTCCAGTTATTAACGAATATGAGTCAAGGCAAAATCCAAACATGATCCATATTAACAATACATGGGACTATGCAACATACTTTCGCTACTTTTTGCAACGTGCAGAAAGTCTTATCATTTTCGATGGTATGCCTCAAAATTGGTCTAAAAATTATATCTATCCTCTTTTGTTTTTAAAAGGAAACTTTTGTGTTATGAATACGGCAAGATTTGGAATCATCCCTCAACACGGTTCTCCGTATGGCTTTGACGTGCAATATCAGCCTACAAACTATATTGTTGCCAACCCAGCTTTTGACGCTAGTTTTAATGGAGATTTGGTTATTGGTGAAAATTGTGAGATTGTGAAATTAGCACCTGATTGGTGCGGTATTGGCGATCTTATAAATTCATATGCGCAGCGTGTAGCGTTAACGCTCTCAAACTGTGACGTTGCTAGTGCACTTGCAAAGTTTGGTTTTATTTTTACGGCACGCAACAAAAGTGCAAGTGAGACTTTTAAGGCAGCTTTTGACGATATCATGTCCGGAAAACTTGCTGTTGTGATCAATCAATCACTTTTTGATAAGGAAACTGGTAGACCTCTCTACGAGTATTTTAATAATGATATTGAAAAATGTTACAATGTTGTTAAAGCTGCATTGGAAAGCGTTGAACAACTCAAACACGCTTTTGATATGGAGATTGGTATTTATACAGCACCTGAGAAAAAAGAGCGCATGATTACAGATGAGGTTGAGGAAACCAAAAACGCGGTAATGTCAAAATGCGAATTGTGGGTTGAGACGCTTAATGAATGTTTAGAAAAGGTAAATGCACATTATAACCTTGACATTCACGCACGTTTGCGGTATCCTAACAATAGAGGGGGTGAAAGTAATGAGAGCTATCATTCCAATAGCGACTCTGTATGACTATGATAATAGTATCTTTACGGATATCTATGTTAAAGGTGTTTCAAAAAATCAACTTATTGAACACTTTTTGTTATCATATGGAGATTTAACACCCATTTATCAAGAACCCTCTTATTTAAGGAGACATGTTACAAGCGTAGCACGTTCATTACAGTGGACTATTGATCACTTATGGGAAGTAACACAACTTGAGTACAATCCTATAGAAAACTATGACAGGATGGAAAGTTGGGAAGATAAAGGGGGCGGCACTTTTCAGAAGGGAAAAGTTGATACAGAAGAAACGTTTAACAAAGGCAGTATTACAACAACTTTCGGAAAAGTTTCCGATAGTACACACAAAGTTGCAGCGTTTAATTCAAGCGATCCAGAAGTTGCCAACACTGATAACACCACTGACAGCGGAAGTGATTCCCAGACGTTTGGTGCTGATTCCTCACATGGAAGTGTTACAAATGGTTTGGATAAATCAACAACAAGCGGAAAGCATGATGGAAGGATTCACGGAAACATAGGTGTTACAACTTCGCAACAAATGATGCAAGCGGAAATTGATCTGACTAAAGCTTACAATTTTCTTGATGAGGTGTGTAAGCTGTATGCAGATAGACTTTTGATAGGAGTGTGGTGATATGGAAATTATAAACGCAATTGCTCAAATCGCACAAATGGTTGGTGTACCTTGCGTGTGTTTAGGTGCTGTGATGTGGTATGTAAATGAAATCGATATCAGACAGCGAAAAGAACGTGAGTCCTGGTATGAGAAGCACGATACCGAAAGTGCAAAATGGGTGGATGCTCTGAATAACAACACAAAGGTAATCACTGAGTTGTTGACAATAGTAAAAGATAAGGAGAATTAAAGATATGATTTATGATATTCCAGATAAGAACGTTGCATATATCGCAAAGGCAAGAGAACTTTACAAAAACCGTGATAACTACGCTTACCTTTACGGGGCGAAGGGTCAAAAGTGTACACATGAGGTATTTGAAGCTCTTTGGGCGGCAGAGCCAAATTATTTTAAGAAGTACAACGCACAGCAGAAAGCACAGATTAAAGCTTTCTGTTTGGGAAAGACTGTAATTGATTGTAGCGGCTTTATCAATCTTGTCACAGGGCGGTATATGTATTCAACTGCATACATAAACAGTTGTACTAATATAACAACTCCTAACAAGACTAAAGATGGCGATTTACTGTATACAACTTTTGGCGGCATTGGAAGACATATTGGACTTGATATTGGTCATGGTTTTTTCATGCACTGCGGAAAAGAGCTTGAGACAATTTCCATTTGTGTGATTGATGGTTTTGGTTGGGAAAAAGGGGGTAGACTATCATGACTGTTAATTACAGGGGTAATTTTATTATCATTCGCTACAATGCTGGTGAACAGCCAAAACCAATTCTGCTAGCAGACGGATATAGTTTTGAGACTATATCCGTGGTTGGTGCTACTAACATCAGCGTAATATACAATGAAATCACTTTTGTTACTGGTGCTGTTATGACATTTCCACCCGTTAACTCCAAAAGTCCTTGCGTTTTAAATCCTTTAATCATTGATAATACAAAACAAGCGTATTTAAGGTTATTGATTTTTAAATTTGGTCAAATACCGGATCCACATTATTTTGATAAAGAATTTGAAACTATTCTTGTTACTGGGGAAGATGGTAAAGAGTATAATGTGATACCAAGCGATCAATTTAAGTAGGGGTGAGACAATGGCTTTTTCAAATTTTCCATATACGGATTTTCACAATTTAAATCTTGATTGGATGCTTGAAACAACTAAAGATTTAAATACAAAGTGGGATGATTATTACAAGCAATGGAATCAATGGCAACAGGATGTGCAAAATTATATTGATAATTTGGACTATATCAAGGCTATTGATGATTATATGGATAACTTAAAGGCAAGCGGCGAATTGTCGGATATTATTGATACATGGTTAACAGACTATGGATTGATCACAATTGGTGACTCGTATGGGGAAGGGTATACCCCAGATGGCATGGTTAAGCCATGGTGTGATATTCTACATGAAAAATATTTTGCAGACGCTAGCTTTTATGTTAATAAAAGTAAAGGTGGTTCCGGTTTCGGAGCTAATACACACTTTTCCGCGTTGCTGTCTGATGCCATTGCGACTCTGACAGACAAGCAAAAGAAACAAGTAAAATATGTCGTTGTAGCTGGTGGATGGAACGATCAATTTATTGCTTCTTCAACTGTTAATTCTGGTATCAAGGATATACTTAACTTAATGTCACAGTTGCCAAACGCTACGCTTTATATCGGTTGGATTGCAACACCTATTATTGGATTTACAACTGTTGCAAAAACCAAAGCATACAATGAAATCAAAACATTGTATGAAACATACTTGGGAAAGTTTAAGTTTTTAAGCGGTGCTGATAGTGCTTTGCGCTGGACTAGCGTACTTGCTAGCGATAACATCCACCCTAACGCTATCGGACAAGCTTCAATTGCAGATATGATTTATAAGGCAATGGCAGGGTACGCAAGTTGGAACAGATCGGGAGATTTTGCACTTGATGGTGTTGGTTGCACACTAAACGATTACAAAATGCCAGTTGTGTTGACTAATACTAACGCTCATTGTAGCTTTAGGCATGTGGCAAGCTTTCTTGATTTGGCTTTCAGTCCAGCCAAGAATTTCACAAATGCCGCTGTTAAAGTTATGAGTCATAATTTAAGTTTTGTAAATGAGCAAAGTATCTGCAACTGTAATGCTATTGTTCATGATGCAAGCGGTTATCATCAATGCATGGCGGTTCTCACTATCAATCCTTTCGATGCCACCAAGGTTGACAGCGGCGCTATTTACTTACAGTTGGTTGATATAAGCGGCAGCGGGTATACTACTTATACTAGTGTTGATGAGATCCAGTTATATGGTGTTGAGTTTAATATTCCATTGAGTTAATAAAGAGGGGCTTAAGCCCCTCTTTTTATGCTCTGTATACTTCCATTAGTGTAGGATGAGAAACATTTGTAAAACGATTGATATAAGAGTAAGCATCTTCTTTAGCTTCCTTTGCATTATATGATAACGTTTCGATATACTCAACTTTTATGTAGTCTGTGTCGGTATCGAGATAAGCAATTTCTACACAATATTTATATTTTATTCTTCGCATTTTTCTTTACTCCTTTTACGCTGATTATTTTATAACGTTCAGTATATGCAAAATCTCCTGACATTCTAAACTTTAGTTTTGCCTCAAGTTCACTATCTGCCTTACATCCAAAAATATCATTTTCATTAGTACAACTATCATGATATTTTATAATATACTGATTCTCTTCTAATAGTTCTATTTCAATTCTTGTTAAAGTCCAACCTGCCCATCTGTAATTACAAGCATAGGCAAACACTTCAGAAAAACTCTTACCTTTAATAATATCACAGTCGTGGTAATAATCATTTTCATTATCGAAGCCCCACACAACAACCGAATAGTTCATTTTACGACCCCCCTTACAAGAAAATCAAGTGAAAATTTTGCAATTTCCAGATACTTAATATCGCTTGATGTTTCTGCATTTACTGCCTGTTCTGCTAAGTAAGCATACATTTTTCTAACGTCAATATGAAGCTTACTAACAGAATCTCCCGCAGCTATGCAATCACTGATAAGTGTTAATTTCTTTTGAAATGTTAAATTATCCATGGTATTAGCTCTCCTTTATCCAATACTCGATTGTCATGTAGTTCTTAGAACGTTTGCCATAATAAAAGCAAGACGTCGTTCTTACAACACCTTTTCCATATCTTCCATTATAACGATGCAAGGTTGAAACATTATCGTTCATATATCCTCGAACTTCTGCACATGTAACGTACTTATATTTATCAAGGCAGTAATGAAATGCATCACGCTCATTAGTTTTCATAAATGGTTCAGATTCAATTGTAGATCTGTTTTCAATTCCAAATAAATTCATAATTTCCTTCTTTCTTCCCGTATAGCCGTTAGAACAGCTGTGATATTTAATATCTTAATGTTGCTCTGTTGTATTTACGTGAGTCGTGTTGTCCCATTGCTACTTCAACCATTGACGACCAAACACCACATTCAACATTTACCATTGATATTTGTCTGTCAAAATAATCAACTAATGCTTTTGATATTTCTTTTTTATCTAAAGCTATTGTAAGTGAACTTCTAAAAACACGGCGACAACGTTCATAACTATTCCCACAACTACATTTTCTTAAATTTTTACGTACTTCTTGCCACTTTTTGTAAAAAGATAAATAAATTTTTCGCTTTTCATCCAACATATCAAAATCAATGTTGGCAAGTGTTGATAAGCTAACGTTATGCCATTCGGGATTGACGATTGCCGTATATCGTTTCAATGTTTGCTTGCACCATTGTTTACCGCCGCACCGATTTCCTTCTCTATCAGCCGGACACATCATACATTGCATAACATCAAGTACCGAGTGTTTAGTTTTTGTTACTTTAGCAGTCTGATAAGCGTTATTATCATCTGCTATAATAGTATCTTTTATAGATTCTTCGACTGTTTGTTGTTCTGGTAATGGTGCAACTTTCACGCTATCGGTATCAATATAGATATGCCCTTTAATTTTATTAGTTTCTGTTTTTGGTAGTTTCTGTTTGCATCCATCGAAAACATCATTGCCACGTGCACATTCGGCATTTTCTATGCAATCTTCTTCGCAAAAGTCTGAACAATCTGTGCATTCTTTTGCAATGCCAGCCTTGATAAAATCTTCCGCTATATAATCATCGTAGTGCTTTTCTGATTCTTCACATCTGTCTGTATATTCTTCACTATCAATACTTATTTCTTTTGTATTTAAATAGCTATAATAACACCACCTACATACGCTTTCAATCATTGCCTTTTGTGTCTTAGCTACTCTTGCCATTGTAGATACAGCACAAGTTGATGTTTCAAGTGATACATCATAAGTATTTGTTTGAAAGTTATAAATTACAAACATATTATAATAGTGAGTAGCATCAACATAGACTCTATATGACTGGTAATCACTGCCGCCAAACATATTAGAACTATCAAACGATTCCACCATATTTCCATTTGTTGCTGATAATAAAGATTTCTTGAATGAATCAAAATTTTTAATAGCTTTCATATTTCTATATCTCCTTTTTGTTTTCTTCTATTGTACACTGTAACTATTAACAATTATTGAATCTTTTGTAAATAAATTGTTAACAATATATGTTTTAACTTATAAACGCTCTTTATAAATTGTCTGACAACTTGTGGGGAACTAACACATTGTATATTATATTTAAAAAGTATCTC